TCTTTAATTTCAATTGCACCACCTTGTGTATGCTTGATTGTTAAGAATCCATCAGTTACTGAAGCAACAGTGTTAGCTACACCAGCAGTATTAAATGCTGAAGCATAGTCTTGAATTGTTGTACCACTAACTGTAGCTGTAACTGCTGTTGTCATTGTTGACGAACCTTTCGCACTAGCTGAGATAGTAAATTCTGAACCTGTTGTAATTGTTGGATTAGCTGTTGTTGATGTTACTGTTGTTTCGCCTGTTTGTGAACGAACATGTAATTTTAATGTAGCTGTATAGTTTTCAGACCAATCTAGATATCCGTATACTACACCTGCTGTAACATTTCTACCGCCGCCTGCTGGATCAAGTTCTTTATTTGCTGTGGCATCATCAGCGTATAATGGAACTGTGATTGTAGTCCAAGCATCTGTAGCTTCATCATACTGTTTAACAACAATGTTAGCACCATTGTTAACTGAAGTAGTTTTTTGCCATAAAGAGCCTGTTGGACGTGCAGTTGTGTCAGTTGATTTCCAACGTGGTAAACTTGTATGCTTAGCCTGTGTAAATTCTGGAGCATATTTTGTACCAGCTGTAATACTTAAATCTGTTAGTAGTGTACCTGTGCCTGCTATAATATCCCATGCACCATCACCTGCTGATCCTTCTGGAGTCACATCTGAGTCTGCATAAATTTCTAGCTTGCCTTCAACAGCGGCCGCAGTAATACCAGCAATTGATAAAGTGTTAATATCACTTGCTAACGAAGTAACAGTTGTACCTGAAGCAGTAACAGTTATACCATTAATAATAATAGTATGTCCTGCTGTTAGTACTGGATTAGTTGTTCCGCTTTGTACTGAGTACCAAGCATTTTGCCAATCGTCTGATCCAACTAATACCCACGCACCTGCACTATTTTTATAGTAAACTGGATTTGCTGTGTTAGTTGTAACCACTGCATAATCACCAATTGCGCCAACTGATGCTTTTGGAACACCACCAGTTAAGTCGTCTGTTGATGTAATTGCTACTGGTACTTTATTTGTAAATTTACCAGTCGTTGCACTAAATTCAAATAAACCCCATTTAGTTTCTGCAGTGTCTAACCAGTATGAATTATCATCTGCGTCACCAACTGGTCTAGTTAGTCTTGCTGATAGTGCCGCTAAGTCAACGTCAACACGTTGAACGTATGCTCTGTTAGAAACACCTAACACTGAGTGAGCGGCTAATAATCCGTATTCATTAAGTTCGTAGCCATTTAATGGAGTACCGTTAGTACTTGAATAAAAGAATGGACTACCGTATAGTGATGCTAGTTCTCGTTGACTAGTCACTAGTTGTATGTTGTTTGCGTTTGCGGCAGTTGTTGCTGTCGCTACTCCTGTTCCTGTACCACTTACTTTATTTTGTGCTGTTGCAATAAGCAAATAAGGAACTGAATTTGTTGCGGCTGGTAAGTATTGACTTTCGTCAACTACACTTACTTCTACGCCTGGGGATACTAATGCCATAATATTTTCCTCGTTTATAATTCAGTATATAACTGTTACGAATATTTATACGATTAGACCTAAATCACCCTGTTATGTGAGCCTTTGCAAAGGTTTTCTACTAAATACTGCTATGAAACGCCCTATATGCAAGGCCTGTAATCAATTTCCGGCCGCTATCAACTATAAAAAAGACGGTAAAACACATTACCGTAGTCGGTGTGCAGTTTGCATTAATAAGAACCGCAAAGTAAAACCACCTACACCAAGATGGCGTTTAAAAGGATATGTTAAAAAGTCTACGTGTGATATTTGTAAATTTAGAGCAAAGCATGGTAGTCAAATACAGGTATATCATATAGATGGAAATTTAAATAACACAGAATTAATTAATTTAAGATCAGTTTGTTTGAATTGCAGTGCTATTCTTCAGAAGCAGGATTCTTCTTGGAAGCCGGGTGATATCAGTCCTGATGTATAATATAGTCAGATAGTAAAGATTCTATTTGTTCATACAACTCATCCATAGAACCATTATTATCTAATGTATGATTAAACTTAGTACCAATCCAATCATACTCACTTCGATGTATACCTGAGTCTTCTAAACTGCCGCCAGCCATAGCAATTTGATACCAGTCTGGTTTTTCAAATCTAGTAACTTCTACACAGACCGCACCTAAGTTTCTTAACATAGCTACTTCATTTTTAAATCTAACATCTGAAATAACAATGTTATCATCTGTTTTTCTAAGTTTATTTTCTAAGCTAGCTATCCACATATCATCGTGAAAATTACTTCTGATAACATCAGTGCCAACATACTGTAAGATCCAACGAGGAGTAAGCTTGGGCATATCTAAACGTTTTGCCCACCATTCATCTACTTGTTCTCTCCACTCTCTGCTTGACTTTGAGCGTCCTTCTAACATTTCTCTATCCCAACCAAACACAGCACTTATGCCATCTTTGAGATTCCCAGCAAAACTTTCTCTTCTAAATCCATAATTATTTACAAGATAGTCTGCTACAGTATCTTTGCCGTTTCCTGCTACTCCGCTAAGTGCTATTATCATTTTAGTTTGTTTATCCCTAGGTGTTTAACACAATCTTGTAACATTTTAATTTGTCGTTTACAGTCATCTAGTGCATGATGGCTAGCAGACTTGGGTTGAGGCAAATCTGGCCAAAGAGCATAAACAGTTCTAGCATCACGTACACTCCAAAACTTCCAAGGTAAAGGAATACCATGTTCTTTGAAAGCATGTTCTAGTATGTTCATATCAAAACAAATGCCATTTGCCCATATACGATCACTTTGCCATATCAGTTTACCAAGTTCGTCTAAACAGTCGTGTAAATCTCTTCTTCCTACTTCTTCAAACACTTCTCGCTGTGCTTCAGGTCCTTGTTGGGCCCACCATTCAATAGTAGTATCATCTGTTTTACGATTAGGCTGACTTTCTGGAGTAACTCTAGCATAGAAGTGGCGGTCAGGCCATCCTGTAGATAAAGGATCAAATACCTGTGCCGCTATTGTCATAACCATAGCATCAGGTCCAGTTGCGAGTGTTTCTATGTCAATCATTAAGTCCATAATGCGTATTATAGCATTATCAAATTAAATGGTCAACCTATTTGAATTTTTTTGGCTTTCTAGTTGGACGTGTTGCTCTTGTTGGGCGTGTTGCACGTTTTTTGATTTTTTCTGTTGGTTTACGTCTTTTTTGATTAGCACGTTTTTGTAAGTCTCTACGATGAAACTTATTTAACGACTGCATAATACGACTTGCTACATTTAATCTTTTTGTCTTTTTGGCTCTGCGTGCCGCTCTAACTTTAGTTCTAGCACGAGTCTTTTTCATTTTTGCTCGTTTAGCAACATCAATAGCACCGCCACAGTCTGCAGGTTTTGCTACAATACGACCTGCTCTTGGTCCACTGTCGCATCGCCATTTCATCTTAACTTTAGCTGACCCACCGGCTCCACCTTTGCCCGAGCGAGCAAAAACAGCACCTTCAGTTATAATTTCTGAAATTTTCATTAACCAATTATCCAAGTAAGTGGTTGACTGTGATCAGTGTATGTTGCTAACTCGTCAATCAGTCTGTCCATTTCGGCTTGTGATTCAGCTTTAAGTGATGCACCATTAAGTGCTGTACCACCTTGTGGACCTGCAATAGAGGCAAACTTCTCTCTTGCTTCGCCGATAATCATTTTACTTGCCGCAAATGTATAATCTCTTAGCCATTGCTTCATTGCATTGTCTTGTAGTAATACTATCTCAGGTTTCTGATTGTATGTCCATAACAGTATTTGTTCGCCTGATGATTTAGGATCACGGACTAAACTTAATACTTTAGTCACAGGGTTAAATGTATAATTCATGTAACCACCAAACATTCTTGCCGCCATTTCTACATACTGAGTGTACATATCATATGTTGCTAGTCCACCTGCTTGTGAATAGTTTAATAGATAAACGTTTAAAGTTGCTGATGAAAAAGGATCAAAACTTGAACTATATGGGCCAGTACTGTCACCCATTGTACGTCTAAATACTTGTCTAACAGAACTAACTTCTGTTGGAAGTGTGTAAGTATTTTGATTTTCTTGTAGTTCAACTACATTATAACTTTCTTCGTAAGCATTCTGTGCTCTTTGTCTATAAGTTGATAATGCTTTGTCGTACGCTACTTCGTAATGATCTGGATCTAGTTCAACGTCAACAATTCCGCCACCTAGGCGTTTGTCAACATAGTTGAATAGTTCATCTTTTAGTGTTGTTAAATCTGCCATTTAAGTTTCTCCGTTAATAGTATTTATCAACTCGGCAGAGTATTGATTAAGTTGCTTTAATGATAATTAAGTTTTCGTTGAATCGCCCATTAACTGCTGTGGCTGTTGTTTTTAGTTTGTCGAACAGTTTACGACTATCTGGCTTGCCCGACATTCTAAGTTCTTTGAGAACTTCTTGTGGCTTACGTAGTGTCTTTTGTGCTGACTTGTTAGTATCAAATCCTAAAATACTTGTACCTTTAACTGTAAAAGTTTTAGCATAGTCATCAGCAACATAGTATTGTAGTTTACGATTTTTAATGTTGTAAACCCACATCTCACTTGACTTAAGAATTTTAGTAGGTTCTACAGTTTCTAATTTAAACTCTTCAAACTTTCTTAGCAGTTTTAATTTTCTTACCTGCTTCTCTGGTGGTACTGGTTTTTTCTTTCTAATACCTACTTTGGCCTTCTTGCTTTGATGATATGCGTCTAATTCTGCTATAATCGCCGCACAGTACTTGATCATGTTCTTTTGCTGGGTCTTAGTATAGCAACTATATCCTTCGCTTAAATCAGCGTCTACGCCAGCGACAGAGTCCTCAAGTTCTCTTTTTTGTTTTGTCCATTCATCTTTAATAATATTAACATGCTGAGCAAGTATGTTTCTTTCAGCTAAAAACTGTTGTACCATTGGCTTTTCGTTTGATTTAATATCGCCCGATACGTATTCGTCCCATAGTCCATCAATGTCACCTGCGGCTAAATGTGCTCGCTCTATCATAATTTCTTGTATGTTAGGTTTATTTGCTTTAGGTTTTAGTTCTTGTTCAGCGTCGTCTTTAGCTAAACTCTTTGCATTATTATGTATAGCTTCTTTTGCTTTTACACTGATATATTCTATTTCTTCAGCAGTTAGCTCTAAGCCTGTTTGTTGCATTCTAATTAACCAACCTATAGTTGTTGGTGTCCAACTGTCTTTAATAGCATTAAACTTTTTACTTTGTTCTTTGTCATTTTCTGTAAGCCATTCTACTATCCATTTTTTAGCTTGTTTCTTATCGCAGACATATCCATACCAGTTGTATGCCCACATCATTTTTAGTCGACGTTCTTCAGGCTTTGGCTGAGTAGTAAATTTTGGTTCATCGCCTTTAGCTTTACGATCTTCAATTCCTACTTTAA